GTTTAGATGAAACTTTCTAAAAATTTTTCTTTAGAGGAGATGGAAAAGAGTTCTACTGCTATTAGGCTCGGTATCAAAAATAAAGCTGGTGCTGGAGAGATTAAAAACTTAGGCGATATTTGTTATGAGATATTAGAGAAAGTTCGTACTAAATTTGATGATAAGCCTGTTACAATTACATCTGGTTTTAGATCAGAGGAATTATGCGAAGCAATAGGAAGTAAAAAAACATCACAACACGCAAAAGGACAAGCAGTAGATTTTGAAATAGCTGGTGTATCTAATCTTGCTATTGCAATTTATATTTCTAATAACTGCGATTTTGACCAACTGATCTTAGAATACTACACAGGAGAACCATCATCAGGGTGGGTTCATGTATCCTATTCAGAGGGTTCTAATAGAAAACAAGTCTTAACATTTGACGGCAAATCATATACAAACAATTTACCTGACGCAAAATGGTCAGGTGGCAAACTAACTAACTAATAGGAGAATATTATGCCAATGGGAAAAGGAACATACGGAAGTAAAAGAGGAAGACCAGCTAAAAAGAAAAAAGATAAAATGAAAAAGAAGAAGAAGAAGTAATGGCTACAAAGAAACCTATATATGCTAAAGCTAGACCAAAAAGATTAGGTAAGCCTAAGTCTTTTAATAAAAAGTCTAAGGCTTATAAATCAGCTAAAAGAAAAGCTGATAAGAAATTTGGTAAAAAAGTAAGCCTATATAAAAACATATTCATTTCACAAGCTATCAAAAAGTATAAGCCAAAGAAAAAGAAATGAGTAAATCTGCATTACAAAAAATAGAATCACACGAGAAGCTATGTCGTATAATGCAGAAATTAACCCATGATAAAATCCATGTTATTGAGGAAAGAGTTAAGAGATTAGAAAAGATTTTACTAATCTGCACAGGCTCATTAATTAGTGCTATGGGTTATGTTATAATGGTTTTAGCAGATAAGGTCTAAACCTTTACAATTACCTAAAAATAGGTACAAGTATTAATTGCATGAGTCATAAGAGAATATTAATTATATCTGATATGCACATTCCATATCATCACAAAGACGCAATCAAATTTTTAAAAGAAATAAAAAAAGAATTTAAACCTGACACAGTTGTTAATATTGGAGATAGCCTAGACTTCCATGCAATCTCTATGCACGATAGCAACCCTGATCTATATTCTGCTGGACACGAATTAAAAGAAGCTAGAAGATATATAAAAGAATTAGAGGGTGTATTTCCAGAAGTTACAGAAGTAGATTCAAACCACTCTAGCCTAGTTTATAGACGAGCATTAAAGTATGGAATGAGTAAAGAATTTTTAAGAGATTATGGAGATTTTCTAGGAACTAAAAAATGGAAGTGGATAGACGATTTAACTCTTACTATGTCTAATGGCCAGAGATGTTTCTTTACACATGGTAGAAGTGCAGATGTATTAAAAACAAGTCAAGCTATGGGAATGAGTTGCGTACAAGGTCATTATCATACTAAATTTGTTGTTAGTTGGTGGGCGAACCCAGATAACCTATTCTTTGGAATGAACGTAGGTTGTTTAATTAATCAAAAGAGCATGGCTTTTGCTTATGCTAAAAACTTTAAGACTAGGTTTATTATAGGTTGTGCAGTTATACTAAATGGTATTCCAAGACTACTCCCAATGGTTTTAGACAAAAAGGGAGATTGGATAGGCAAAATTGTTTAAGTTAAAGCCACAGAGAGCCACAGAGAGGGCTACTGACAAGCAAATAGGTGGCAACCATTATAAAGGTAAAATACAGCCAATAGAACTCATTGTATCGCATAATTTAGACTTCATAGATGGCAATATAGTTAAATATGCAGTGAGAAATAAAAAAGGCGAGAATCCTAAAGAAAGATATGATAAAATAATTCATTATTGTGAATTAGCAAAGGAATTAAAATGTGGTTGAATTTATTATCGTTGGGTGTAAAGACAGGAGCTAAGATTTACCAAAATAAACAACGAACAAAACAGTTAATGTCAGATGCTCAAATGCACCACGCAGAGCAAATGGCGAAAGGCGAAATTGAATATAAAGCAAAAATTATTGAGAGTAATGACAATGGTTGGAAAGATGAATTTGTCTTGGTTCTCGTATCTTTGCCTATTCTTATATTGGGTTACTCTGTTTTCTCTGACGACCCTGACATACGTAATAAATTAGATTTATTTTTTCAGTACTTTAAAGATTTACCTTATTGGTATCAAGCTATTTTTATTGGTGTAGTTTCTGCGATCTATGGATTAAAGGGTGCTGACATCATGCGTAAGAAGTAGTATCATGTTCAAATGGACAAATTAAAAGTTGATGCTGTAATCACAGATTTAGAACTACAATTAGAAACAAGCAACAATCCTTATGGTAGTTATGTTAGCTTTAGATTTATAGATACTTACCCATACTTTTCTAAAGTTAATGAAATGGTCGAAGAAATAAAAAGAAGAAGTGATGTTGATTTAATTAATTACGAATACACTTATAAACAAATTCACAAAAATACAGATATAAAACAATTTGATTTTACTAAAAACTAGGGCAGTAAAGAGAGAGCAAAACTACCCTAGCTATTTTAGGTTCAAAGATAGTTATGGCCGTTTATATAAACCATAATTAAAAACACCTAAAATTCTATTAACAAGTGGCCAAGTCTCCCTGACCACTCTATCTACTAAACACATATGTAGGGAGCAAATCTTTATATCGTTAGTAGAATTCATTTAAACTTTTCCTACCAAAGCTAAATCACGTTTTAACTCTGATTGTTTTAGACTCACATACTTATCTAAATTATTATAATGGTATCTAGCTTTAATTAATTCTTCTTCTGCATCAGCATAATTTTTTACAACTTCTTTATACTCTGCATCTGTTCTGGCCTTATGTTCAGCCTCTATAACAGTTTTAGTATCTAGCTTATATTTAAGAAAGAGTTTAGAATAAGTTGCTTTACGACCCTCATCTAATACAATTACTTTCTTATGCCAATCAGCCCATCTTTCTGATGCTCTTTCTAGTTCTTCATAAGATTTAAAACTTAAACTCATATCAATATCACTCCTAATACAAAGCCTACTACAAAGCAAATCCATTCTCGTCTATAATGTAATTCTAACACTTTCCAATCTGTCTTACTTTTTCCGAATATAATCATGGGTATAATAACATCTCCTCTGCTTCTTGTTCTAATTTTTTTATTTGTTGTTTAAAGCTATGATTTTCTTTTTCTAACATATCTATCTTTTTATGTAAGTTTCTATTTTCTAAATACATAGCTTGTAATTCTTCTTGTTTAAAAGCGAGATCACGTTTTAGTTTGTTAATCTCGCTAATAAATAAATCGTTAGACATAATTAAAATGGAATCTCGTCGTCCATATCTGACATCTTATCAACAGGCATAGCATTATCTGGTGCTGATGGTTGAGCCTCTGTCATTGGTTGAGGTTTATACTGTGGCATAGTTTGGCCAACAGGCTTAAATCCATCTACATTAGCTTGAGGCTTATAAGGTTTAATCATAACCAAACAAAGTATCTGTTCAAGATTACCTTTAGCATATTGTGGTGGATTCTGCATTTCCTGTGTTTTAGTCATATACTTTAAAACATAACCAGCTTTAGTATATTCCTGAACTTCTGGTGTATTAAACCAATCATTAACTTGTGATAAACCATATTTTCTTTTGGTTAAGCTACAAGTAAATTTAACCTTACTTGCCTCTCCAGAATACTCATACTTCGGGCTTTGGTTTCCTGTAGGGAATAATCTCATTTGTAACCCACAGAAAGGTTTATCGAATTTATTTTTTTCGTACATTTTGTTTTCCTTTTTTTAGTTGATTGTATTTTCGTACTGACTCATTAAACATTAACTCGGATTTATGACAACTCAACAATCCAAGAAATGCTTTTAAGTGTTCCTTTTTGTATAAGATATGTCTAGCCTCGAAATCTCCACTATCTTTAGGGAGTCTAACTATATACATCTTATTGATCTTCTTTCCTGTTTGTTCTTCATAGGCCAACTTATATCCATGTAGTTGATGCACCATATTTAGAAACAAACCTTTAGAAGTTTTTATATCTATGAGCCATAGATTATTCTGTGAATCTTTAGCTATTAAATCTAAAGTTCCACAAAATCCACGTTCAGAGTATAAAACCTTTTCGGACTCAATAACTTTTAGATTATGTTTTGTCCAAAACCTTTTAAACTTCTCAAAGCAACTTAATATTACAGGGTCGCTTGGGTCAGTAAATTTCTCGCCTTTAAGCCACATCTCGCAAAACTTATGAACCATAGAGCCAATATTTAAAATATTATCTCCTGACTTTTTTGCATTAGATTTAGCATTAGTAACTATCTTCTGTATTTGGTCGATTGGAATACCCTCACGTTCCATTTCAGTTTTGATAGAATTAACTTGTTGGCTAATCTTCCAATTCTCTAACATTGGACTCGCTAACTTTCCAAGTAGTGTACTCATTCCAACTACATATTCGTTGTTATGAATATAGACGTGCTTTTCTTCATTGAACTCAATCGTATGACCATGTTCTAGCTTATGTATTGCCATTATTCTCTCCCTTATATTGTTGTTTGTTTTTAGCTTTTGAAACACACACCCTATTATATTCTTCTATAAAGTGTTCTGTTTTAAAATTATTTTTCTTAATTATTCTATTCATGGCCTTAATACGTTTATCTTGCCACGTTATAGTCTTGTTTAAATGGATATACATTCTCTCTCCTTTTAGTTAATAATGTAAGCTCTTTATTGATAATTGGTTTTACAAAATAGTCAAATGTTACATTAAAGTATTCTGACAAAGCTAATAGATTTATCGGATTACAAAGATTCTGGCCTTTTTCGTATTTTTGAATCTGTTGAAATGTAACTCTAATTGCTTTAGCAACTCTAGTTTGGGTCATCTTATTAACCAATCTTATCTTCCTTAATTGTAGCCCTATAACTTGAGTTACAATCTTGTCGTTATGTTCTCTACTAATATTCCATTCTTCTAATAGATTATGAATTGAGATATTAATTTCTTCTACTGTATTGTTTTTGTTCATGTTTTCTCCTTTAGTTTAAAATTGCGTGTCCTCGAAGTGATAGACATTTTCTCATAATAGACTCATACTTTGTGTCCAAAGTTGGACTCACTGACCAAAATAAAATATTACCTACAAAAGTAGAATTTTCTCTGGCTATTGTTTTACAATGTTGAGTATCGTTAGTTATTTCTCTAGCTTTATCTTCATTAAATGTTCCTGATCTTCCTGAACTATCAATAATTGGTCGATAGGTACAGGCTTGTAATAGGGTGGCAAGTAGCCCACATAAAAGTATTGTTTTTTTCATATCGTTTTTATCCTCTCTATAAAGTTACTTGATGGTATTTAATTTGATGTAGTTTCCAAGCTGTAACTTTTTTCTTTTCCTTTATCGCTAACAGTTTCTGCAACAAATCCTTTTCTTTCGTTATGAACTTGTCGTACTGCATTTGCAACTTTGGAAGTTTCTTGTCCATTTGCTTTTTCCTTTAGTTGACTCACTTGATTTAACAAATGAGTATCTACAGGGTTAATTAAATCTAACTGTTCCTGTAAATCTTGTAAGCCACCAAGACTCATTTCTCGGTGGAAAATTGTTTCAAATCTTTTAGCAATCTCTCTACTAAAATTTGAGTTATTTGGTATTCTCATT